AAAAAACTTTAGAATTGGGAATTGGGTACAGTATAAAGCCAAAAAAGATGACTTTACAACATTAACAAACAGTAGCTTTGAGGGTGACTGGATAGAAAAAACTTACAACCCTATATTATTAGATGATGCGTGGTTGTTAGATTTAGGATTTAAACAATTAGATAAATACACTTTTGTTAATAAAAGTTTTTTTGTACACAAAAGAAAAAGAGGTTTTGTTTTTGGCGGTAAAAAAGCTGGAACTATAATCAAATATGTACATACTTTACAAAATTTGTTTTTTGCGTTAAATGGTACTGAACTTGAATTTAAGCCATAAGTAGTAATTAATTATATACATTGTTGTATGACTAAGCGGATTAATAATAAATAAATTTTGAATTATGGTAAATAAACCAAATAGTTACAGACCAAGAGATTTTAGTAAAAAAAGTAAGCGAAGTAAACAGTTTGTTTGTGTTACTTGCGGAAGTGAGCCTATGTGTAAAAGTTGCTTAAGAATACCTAAAGAATGGATTAAGCAATAACTTAAAAACAAATTGCATACAACGTTGGTAATATGAAAAGTTGCCGAATAATCACAGAAATTAATAAATAAACCAAAAAATAAAAACCGATGAATAAAAACGAACAAGAATTTATGAAAGTTTGGGAATACCTAACTATAACAGCAATGGAAAAAATGAACATTACCAGAAGAACTGCTGAATTAAGGATTAACGCAATTAGAAAAAGCGGAATATTAACAGAACTTGGTGACCCTGATGGACAACCTTTTCAAATTGGAATTGATGTTGCTATGAGAATACCGCAACTTGGTGAAAAGGAAGATTAGGTTTTTATTTTCTTAGATTAAGCGACTACCTTAATTAAAATGAACTGACCTAAAGCAATTTTTTATATTACGTGTTGTATGACGAAGCGAATTAATAATAAATAAAATTAGTAAATATGGGACAATCTTGGTGTGGCAGTAGCCAAAAAGAAATAAAAGAAAGAGAGCGAAGTGAACAGTTGTTTTGCCCTTATTGTGAAATTGCATTTGTTTATGATTGGCACGTTGAATATGAAAACTGCCCGAAATGTGGAAATGACTCAGCAAAATAATTGCATACAACGGATTGCAGATATGAATAGATTTTTTAACGATTAAATACAAAATAAATGAACGAATTAGAACAGATTTTTACAGAAATGCTTAATAATATTGACGACCATAAGCAAACATACAGTAAACCAGAATGGACAAATAAATTAATTGTGCAAACTTGGATAAAAGCCAACGAACACAAGTTGAAAAATTTATTTATATCTGGTGTTAGCAAATCGTCAAATGTTTTCTTAGTAGGCGATAATGTTTTATTTGGACATCAAAAAGGTAAAGTTGTTTGGACTAGCTTTAGATATGTAGATATAAAACTAATTAACGGTAAGCTACATCAAGGAATACCAGTAGCATTGGTTAAACACCCTTAAAACATTTTATGTTTGCTAACAAGTGTATATACTTACCTTTACTTAACCTAACTAATTGATTATGAATAACAACTATGTAACTTTAACAATTCCATATATTTGGCATTTTAAGCAATATCAACATATAAAAGTAACTCGATGTGGTATGGTTATTAATAGTCGAACTAATAATATATTAAGATATACAACTAGAGGATTCTACATTGAAGGTAAATATTACAAGCGTAAAGATGTTAGAAAAGCTGTTGAGAAACCAGAAGAATGCGTATGCCCGTTTTAAGGTATTTATTTAATTATGCCGTTATTTAATCATGTTTATGTTAATTATAGAGCGTCCTACTTCACCAAAGTCTTGATGATAGGTTATTACTTTACTGTCTCTACCACTTAAATAGCCACCTCTTGAAGCATAAGCATCTTTAGATGCTAGGGTTCTGTGTTGCTCTAATACCATTAAATTACTTTCTATTTTTAACTCATGGTGTAAGTGTCCTGTGTGACCGTAAACATATTCAGATGATCCAAACTCTTTTTTAAATTTACCGACAAACGTAGTATCAATATTTTTAATATTCTTTTTGTGTCCATGATGGTAAAATAAACAAACCTTCCCAAAAGTAATACAATAATAAGGGTATGGGTTAGTGTCTATGTTTAATCTAGGCTCATGGTCATAAAATGCACTTAACATTTCACTAAGCCACACACTACTCGCTGGGTCATGATTGCCTTCTGCCATTATAACATTTACTTTTTCGTATTTTTCTAATAGCATTGCAATAATTCTACGAATAACACGAATAGCAACTCTTACTAATTTAGTAAATCTAGTATCTGCATCTAATACGTGCTTACTAACAGGCGTTACCGCATCTAATCCGTCCCAATGTAAAAAATCACCTATTTGTGCAAAAATACATTCCTTAGCATCAGGACTTTTTAACATAGCAACCTCAAAAAATTTAACTAGAGTATCTTCGGCAATTTTTAAATCCCAATCCGCACCAGTTTCTTCTGACCAACTCATCATGCCTAAATGATAATCCGTTAACGTGTATTGATTAATTAAATTAACGTTGTTTAAGCGTTCTTTATATTCTGTTGGTGTAGTTGGTTCAATTTCCTCTTTAAGTGCGTCTATTGCGTTTCTAAGTGCTTTTAAACGTTCTTCTTTAGGTAAATCATACTTAGCCCATTTACCATCGCCAAATGGATTAGTCGTGTAAGATATTGGTGTAAATTTAGAAGTATCAAAGTCTTGTTTAGATTGCTTTTTACCGAAAGTTTCAGATATTACTTCACCGTGTTTGTTTTTAGTTAGCTTTTTAACTTCGTAGTTATTTTCAAAGCGTATAATGGCTAGTTTTTTAAGTTGTTTTTCGTCAAGTCTATATTCTCCGTTGCCATGTTTTGTTTTGGATTTTACTTTAAATCCTAAAAATTCAGCTTCACTTGGTTTTAACCGCTTTCTAATTTTTGCCATATTTTACGTGTTCATTTTCTGTAATAGCAAGTTTAAAGTTTTAGTGTTTTTGTTTAAAAAGTTAAGCCCAAAAAACAGACCTATTGCAAATAAGAATCCAATCCCTAAGAATCCGTATAATATTATTGAGCTGTCAAACTCTTCTGTTTTTTCTTTGTCCTTTTGTTTGATTACTTCTACTAATTCTCGGTTAGAGCGTGTAATTTCTTCAATCATTGAGCTAAAACATTCTATTTGCTCAATACTGCCTTGATTATCGTAAACAGTTCTTAAAGTAGTTCCTTTTCGGTTTACAGTGTATATTGTGGTGTCTTTGTAAGTTATTTTTGGAACTGTGTATGTAACGGTGTCTCCAACTCTTTTAACTACTTTCTCGTTTGATTCCGTTACTGTTCTGTTCTCTTTATTCTTAATTGCTTTTTTTTGAATATCGCAACTAGTAAGTGTAAGTAGTATAGATGCTATTAGTAGTATTTCAAACCAGTATTTTTTAATTTTATTCATCTGTTTTATAAATAAAGTACCACGATAATAATATGTATTTATAAGAATCTCGTTGACTCATTACATACAATAAAGAAAAAGCAAAGTTCTCACCTGTTATATCAGAATATTTTTCGGCTAATTCTAAAGCAACCGAAATACAACCTATTAAATAAATACCTATTATTAATCTAATTATCATTTAAAGCTTTTATTAATTCTATTATTTGTGCTGATGTTAATTGCATTAATAAGTCCATATTACATTACCAACCTTATAAGGGTCGTTATCTAAATGAATAAAATTACCACTAACACCGATTCTATTAAAACCAACTTTTAAAGCTGAATCAATTATTTTGAATCTATCTTTAGAGTTTCTACACCTAATATCTACAGCGTAACCTTTTGTGTGACTAGAACTATTTACACCGCCAACTCTTTTATTATGTGCCCTTGTCCTGTAACCACTCGTAATAACAAAAGGCGTATCTGCTAATTCTCTAGTTTTGTTTAAAAGTTCTAATGTAGAAGCTTTCATTTTTCTGCCAGACCCTAATACATCTGGGCTATCAAATTCATTTATATTAAAGTATTTCATCTACCTCTTAACTTTACGTTTTTTATAAAACCAATGCATTTTCCCCAAATTATAGTATCATTTTCTATTTGCTTTAAACCAAGCCTTAAAAAATAACTTCCATTGACCATTATACTTTCTATCTACAATATTAAACTTTAACATAGAGATAAAGTAAACTATGATTACTAAACTACTTATAATATTAAGTAATTTCGGCAATGTGAAACTGTAAATTAATGCAGCGATTGTTGTTTTTGTCATGGTTTGTGGCACGGTGTTATTTTATTAATTACTTTGTTTTGTTTTTTAAAACATTCTGAAACGTCTTAGCTAACGTTACTATCTCTCCCCATAAAAAGATGATGCCAAGCCCTATAAAAATGAAATTACTGGTTTTCCATGTATGCTCACCTTCAGTTAAAAGAAGGGATGATTTTGCTGGTGCATATAAACCCACTATAAGGCACAAAGTGCCTAGAATAATAGCAAGTGTGTTTTTGTATTTTTGTATAAAGCTCATTGTCTCTTTTTTAAATTATATTTAGTAACTAATAACACTTTTTAATCGTAAGGAAATACATTATCTCTACTATACGATTGAGTTAGATTAATAATATCGTTTATAGCTCTAATATCTTCTGCATCTCTTTGTGGTAAATAATTTCCCGAAAATAGTAGTATTTTTTCTACCAACTCATTAGCCTTATATATTTTCATACCTTGCTCTAAAGCTGGTGTGTTAACTGCTTGTGATAATTTAAAAATATCTGGTAACGCATTATCTATATTTCCCTGACCGTTTAAGAATTGGACAACATCATATTCGTCGCCTTCTAATGCGTTAGGTCGTTTTACACTTTCATTACCTTTTAAATACATATAAACCTTACTATCTACTTTTACAGTCATCATTCTACGAGATATCCCACCACCTTGATTCTGAAAAGATTTACCGTTTATTAGGTTTAAAAAGAAACTACCCTCACCCTCATTTCTTGGTTTATTTATTTGATAAGTAAAACCAGTTGAAGTATCATAAAATATAGGGTTGATAACTTCAAAATATGAATCATAACTATAATCTTGTGATGTTGGTGTAGAGATTGCTGGCGTTCTTGTTTTTGTAGAAGCAAATACTGGTCTTATTAAACTAATATTTGTTGCACCACCTGTTATTAAAATACCTTTATCACCATAAGTATAACCAAATAAACAGTCTTGTACGGTTATATTATAAGTGCCTTTTGTATTTCTATCAGTAGTATAATCTGCTATTGCTAAAAGTTCATCACTGGCCCAGCTTAATGATAGATTTTGTAATAAAATATTATTACCTTTTTCTATGTAAATACCATCTGAATTTTGACTACTTACATCTGTTAAAGAACGCCTTACCGTTAAAAATTTAAGTATAACTTCTGGTGTGGATATTCTAATCACAAACTTATTAGGATAACCTTCCATACTTAGCGTTATATCAGCATCACTACCATCTATTGTTATAAATGGATTTTTAAGATGTAAGCTTGTCTTTAAATTAATTCTACCATTTACGGTAAATTTTACTATTCGCTTTCCAGTAGCTTCTACAGCTTCTCTTAATGAGCCACTACCACTATCGTTAAGATTAGTAACCTCTATAATTCTACCACCTGTTCCACCAACTGTATTTTTACCATAGCCATATATTTTATTCTTAGGTGATACTACAACACTATCAATAGGGTCAATAGGGTCTGGCTCAACAACAATAATACTGTCTTTGCTGTTTTCTAAGATATAAACCTTGTTTTCTAAAGTCTTAACCTTAGCTTCTAAATTTGCAATCTTTTTATCTATAGTTTGCAAATAGTCATAAAGTACTGTACTTCTATCTTTATCTACACTTATAAGTTTTTCTGATTGTGCGTTAGCAAACAAACAAAATGTTATTGCTATTAATGTTATTAGTTTTTTCATTTTTTTCTTCTATTTTTCCTACCTACTAAAAAATCAAACGTATATGTAGCTACTATTCCACCACCTACTGTGTAGCCTAAATCAGCCCAATCAAATCCTGTGGTGTTTATGTCTGACAATTCTTTTAAGGTACCTAATACAGTAGATGCTAAAACACCCCATAGTTTAGCGTTACCTCTTCTGTGTCCATTAGCACCATAAGCAATAGTATAACCAGTAACACCACCCCACCCACCAGCAACAAAATGTAGTTGTTTGTCTGCATCTATGGTATTGGTGTTTATAAACATCCAACCTAATGAACTTTCTTGTTGTGCGTTACCAATAATTGGTAATAGTGCTATAAGTAAAATACTAAATAACTTCTTCATTTTCTTCTATTGTTATACCACCTTCAACTAATTTAGCTTCCCATTCAGCTTTATCTAAATAGGTGTCAACTATTGGCTGTCCCGTGTTCATTGTTTGGTGTGGCTCTACACTTCCGTAGGCTACGATTGTAAACGTTTCATCTTCTCTACAGATGAAATACGTTGTTTGTTCTGGGTTCTTTATTGAGTTCATATTATTGTTATTACGGTGTATATCCACCTGTTACTGTTATAGTCCATCCTTTACCTACTAAACTATCAATAGCTGCTTCACCTGTTGCACTTGGTGCTTGACCACCACTTTGTGTAAATGTACCGTTACTAACACCGCTTGTGTCTAAACTAACTAATATATCGTCTATTGATTGGGTTGTTAGGTTAGTGTTTTTAAATGCATCTGAGTAATTAGTAGCTGATGTTGTATCAAAAGCGTTTGCAGGGAACGATGCAAGACTTGAACAACTATTCCAAGTATTTACAAAAGTAGTATTACTACTTGTATCTAATAACGGAAATGATGTTAGACTTGAGCAACTAGTAAAGGCACTTCCAAAACTAGTAACACTACTTGTATCAATTAAAGGAATAGAAATTAATGATGAACACCCTATAAACATTCTTTCTAATCTTGTGGCACGACTTGTATCAATTAAAGGTATAGAAATTAATGATGAACACAATCCAAAACAGTTAAAAAAATCAGTAACATTATCAAAATTACCTGCATCAGTAGCACTTATAACCATATTAGAACAACCCATAAAAGCTCTAAATTGACTTGTACTACCTAATCCATAAATACCAAAATTCTTTATATCTAACAACTTAAACCTATCTCCAACATTAGCAAAATACATATAAGGAAAACTACCACTTATAAATATATCATAAGTACCTGCACTGGGGAATGTAATAGTTTGATTACCTGTAACACCTGTTATAGTTTGACCATCTGATGTTTCAATATCGTAGTTAAACGCTTGTGTTATTCCTGTTGTTCTTGTAGGTATTGTAAATTGGTCGCTATTAGACGTACCTGCGTTGTCTGTTTTAACTGTAATTATAAAACGCTCGTCTACTGCACCACCGCCATATTTCCTTGCTATTACTCGTCTTTGCATTAGCTTAGGTTTTCAATGGTTAGTATATTAACTTGCGTGCCGTCTGCTTTTTTATAGCAATCAAACGTTAATCTATTGTCTATTGTACCGTCGTATGTGTCACTTGTAGGCGTTACCGTTGTGCTTAACCACGTTGGCGCAAAGTCACCTGTAAGTGTAACATTAAACGCTGCTGCTTTTCCTATAACTAAACTTTCTACGCTAAAGTCGGTATCTGCTGTCATCTCTAATACCTTACGTCTTGAATTGTCAAAGTTAAAGGTATAGGTACCGCTAACTGTATTATCTTCGGTTAGGTCGGAAAATATTTGTTGTTCGTCTGGCGTTGCACCGCTTAAATAACTTAAATCATTCCAATTATCAGTTCCGTTGCCTATTTTACTTTGCAATGTATCGGTTTCAAAACCATATTCCCCATCTGCTAAAACAGGGTTAGCACTCGTCCATTGTGCTGCTGTTCCTCTTCTTAATTTTATTAAATCTATTCTTGGCATATCTATTATGGTGTTCCGCCATCTATTGTACCATCAAAGCCCTCGCTTCTATTTACAATAGGTTGCAATGTTACTTTATTATTATTTTGTGTTACCTCAACATTGACCAATTCAACGTTTTGAGTTACTTCTATTGTCATTTTGTGTATTCTTTAATGATTGTGTATTCTACATTAAAATACGTCTTTTTATCACCGCTAACCTCTGTTATCTCTAAGTCACCAATAAATGTACCTACTGGCAAATTATTATTGTTAGCAGAAACTTCGTCAATCTCAAAATTATTAGCATCAATTACAGTAATACCGTTACCGTTGCTTATATCTATTATTTTACTGTTGCCTTTATAAATTTGCATTTTAATTGTAGCAGTTGTTAAGTTGCCACTATAATTACTTAATGCAAATGATATTTTAGGTATTGTATCGCCTTGCTTTATAAAACCACATACGGGTATTTTTAACGTTACTATGTTGCAATTACTACTCATGGTGTACCTCCGTCTATTTCGCTTAACGTTACCTCTGTTGTGCCACCAGCAAACGGATAACCTAAAGCTATTAATCTTTGTTTTAATTCATTAGCATTAGGAAAGGTCTCTGCACTCCCACCGTCATCAAAAACAGTTACATTAGCAAAGTTATAACCCTCTCTATCAAATATTACACGACCACTAAAACTTCTTAACTTAACTATATCACCATCAAATATTATAGTAATATCATTAGCACCATAATCATTATAATTTGGGTCTTCATGCTGAAAGTTCTTGTTTCCGTATTTACGTATTGTTAAACTCATTATATTAATCTTTTTCTAACAACACATTGCCAACCTATAACCTCTACATCTGCGGTATCGTCTGTAAATATTTCAAACCTTGCACCATTGTTTAAGGTTTCTGTATTTAACATTGTTATACTTCCGTAACTTGGCAAATCATGTTCGGTTGCTGTTTTAAACTCTGCTGCTGTTATAAAAGGTATGTCGTATTCGCTTCCAGTTCCCATGGCTGCTTTTAATCTTAATTTAACCGTTTGGTTTGCTGAATTTGTAGTTATTTTAGCCATAAAACGTATTACAACTTCATCACCTAATTCTAAACCACTAAAATCAAATAAATTTCCACTTGTGTCCCAAACATCAAGAATATTATTTAAAGAGTATGTTTTATTTGTAAAAGCACCTGCACCATCATTAGTAAGTGCTGTCCAAGTTGATGCACTTACAGCAATTGGTGTCGTAGATGTTGCATTGTCATTGTAATCATAAATACCAAACGACTGCGCTTTTTCACCAATTGGTTTAACATAACTAGGTACTATTGTATTACCTCTACCAGCTTTATTAACCATTAATCCATCTACATAGACAAAAGTAGTAATCTCTGCCGTTATAGCACTTTTTAAAGTAAATTGAAATGTAATATCGTCACCTTTGCCTAAATTATAATTTTGATCCGCTTGAAATCTAACCCAAGTGTCATTTATATCCTCATCTGCATCTGTACTACCTAACGTACAAGTTTGTGTATCTAATCTCACCGCATTTTGATATATTAAAACATCTACAACCCTAACCTCTTCTGCAATATCTTTCTTTAAAAACCATGATATTTGATAATCACCAGCGGTAGGTATTGCAGTATCTTGGTCGCTATTTGTTACAATTATATCACTCGCAGGTGTATTATTCTGTATTCTTAAAGAACTTTCACCCTCTATATAATTGTCTGCATTTAAAACAACAGTGCCACTACCACTAGCAACTGTCCACGTTCCTGTCTCAAACGTTAAAGCTGGGTTTGCTATGTTATCAGCGTAATTTTGTCCGTTTATTCTATTTACTACGTGTGCCATATCTTATAAATTTGAGCCAAATGTTATGTTAAAATTCAAAACCTCTTCAGGGAAAATAACACCATTAAATCTTAATCTACTTAAAGCTAAAGGTGTTGTTTGATTTTGAACAGAACACCAACTAGGTGAACTGCCATTGCCATAAAACGCATTGCCATAAAATGTTTTATCTTCAACGCACTTATAATCGTTGTCATCTATATTAATTATTGCAACTCTAGCAGAAGAACCTGTGTTACGAACTGTACCTGTCATGTGTATCTGCCTTCCTACTTTCATTATTTGTATAACATAATCAAAATATGCTGCTGCGCTAAGTATAGAACCACTTGCTTCAGTTTCTTCTATGACATCACCATAAACCAACTCACCAATACTATTAGCGTTTGTGTGCATTGTCGCTCTATGATCTGCACTCGGGATATTACCCCCATCTGGTAAATTTGCGTTAATTAAACTTATATAATCTGCCTTATTCATAATATCTTAATTTGTAAAATAATCTGTACTATCATAATCCACACTACTATAATCACCAGCTCTTAATGTAAATACCCATGTGATACTATCATTGATAGCTTCATTAAAAACACCTAAACCACTAACTAAACCTTCTGAAACATGAACATAATACGTATCATCAGCTAAAGTATTTACTGGCGAAGTGTCTGTTATTACTTTTAATTGGTTTCCATCCTGTATAAGCATATCAGACTCATCAAAAGTATCTATTAAAGCATTAGAACTATTATATACTTTTACTGTTCCTGTATTTAATGTTATGTCAATATTAGCATCAACAGACATAGCGTCTATAATATATCCTGTAACATAAGTTCCGAAAGGATTAAAATTACTTAATATAAGACCTGTGAATAATTGGAAAGTGTAAGGACTTGTATCGTTGTAATTCTTAGCAACCGTTAAGTCAGTAGCGAAATAATTAGTGTCACCTAAACGCTCTGAACTACCCACAACTGGCTTATTGGTAACCCTAACGCTATCCATATAAATCAATTCGTGCTTTAACAATATATTTAAACGCTCGAATGTGAATCTATTTATTTGCTCAATAGCGTATTGCTCAAACTTCTTAATTAAAGCCCTTGCGCTTATGGTATTGTTGCGGGATATTTGGAAATAGTCCTCTGTTTCTGTGTCATCAACAGGAATATCAAAATACATCGATAAAGATATTGACTGCCATACATTAGCATTAGTATAACCTATCCCCTCGAAGTCGTCGTAATTCTTATACTTAAAAAAAACAGTTCGTTCAGATTGGTAAGCGGTTATATTTATAGGGTTAGTATAAAAGTTGGCATTTGAACTAAGCATATCAAACTTAATTAACACCGTTTGCCTATAAAAGTCAACACCTAAATTTATTAATTCAATTTTACATTGGTTGTTTCCGTTGCTATCTGTAAATTCTTCTATAAATACATTATCTGTAATATCTTCCAATACGTTATCTTGGCAATCAATAACAAATACTTCGCAATCGCTATCTAAAGATACGCCACCGTCAAAGTTAGTTATTTGTAAATAAGATTTATTGGGTAATAATTGTATAGGGTTGTAGAAGTAATGCGTAGCGACTGGACTGTCGTCTATATTTAGGGCATCACTTAAATTGTCTTTAAGTCGTAAAAAAGAATAATCTATCATTAAACGATGTTATCACAACATTGTACTTATTACAAAAATATAAAAAAAATCCGATTATTAGTAAAATTATTTTAGAATTACAAATTTTTAACCAACTAAATACCCTAATAAGTCACTAACACTATCAAAAGTTAAACCATCTACGGTAACTTGGTCAAATCTTGTAGGGTTAATCACTGGCAATTTTTTAGCATCGTAAATTTTAAAATAATCACCATCAAACTCGTAAAAAGGACTTGATAATGTGTCTAATGGATAACCGACTTCGTTTATAATAACATTGTCATTACTTAACTCAATACTAACACCATTACCCTCGTTGCGCTCCTCACCCGTTAATGTTAATGTTTCGGTACTTGGTATGTAGTCTAACTTTGTAGGATATAATTTAATAACCTTGCCTTTATTGTCAACGCATCTAATAAAGCCACCTATGCTATTGTCTGCGTTAACAGTATCTAAATCGGTTAAGACGTTGCTCATAGCGTCAAAAGGTACTAATAACCTTGTCGTGTATAAATAAGGCGTTATTAAGCCATTGCCTAAGTTTTCATTAGTTATATCAGCATCCTCTGTTATTGGTAAAGTTTCATTATTAAATTGCGTAGTACATTCGCCGTTATCCTTAAAGTAAGTATTCCTAAAAGTGCCATCAGGTTTGAATTTAGATGCCGTTGCAAGGTATGGCTTCCAAGTGTCAATATTACGTTTAATTGAGTATCTTAAATTAGCGTAATTGTCACCATTTAGTAAGTTATCAAAGAATATTAAGCCCTCGTTTGTTCTATTGGTGAATAAAACGTTTGTATAAGGATATTCAACCTCTGTATAGCTTGGACCCTCAAAAGTTTGGTTAATAGGATTAATAGGGTTTAACGTTATTATAGTTGTTTCTATTTCAGCAACTGTATAAGTACCCTCGTTGTCATCGCTCAATATCTCAAAGCTATCACCAACGCCAAAGCCTAAAAGTTCCCAACTTGGTAAGTTAGCATCTTTTAATAATTGCACTTGACCGTCGTCGTTTACGTTGTGTTCCATTTGTGCGCTAAAACCACCTTTACTGTTAGGTGCTAACGGCACAACATCTAACAAGAACATTTTATCGTCATCACTTGTTGAGGTCGTTTCTTTGGCTGCGAGTTTCCTTGTTGCTTCCAACTTAAACGCATCACGTATAGCGTTAATCTCAATGCTTTTAGTGTTTTCTACTTGCTTATTAGATAATAGCCATTGACTCTCTGTATGTATGGCGTCTGTGGTATTTTGCTCTTCACGATCTTGCTCATACGTTTTGTATTTAAACTCAAACTCGTTTATGGCATAACGCTCATTAAAAGTAGAGTTAAAACTATCGTCTGGGCTTGTAACAAATGCCCCTATTTCGTTATTAGCGTAATAATCTGAATAATGACCAATGTATAAATTATCTTTAACTTGATAATCTGCATTTAATTCTAAAAGGTCATCCATTAAATCATTGAACTTAACAGGAAATGCTAAATCGGTACGTTGTTTAATTAAGTTACCAGTCGTGGCAAATTGCTCATAATACTCACCGTTTAGGTCGTAACGTGGTGCAAATACATCATATCCGTTTATTCTGTCTATATTCGCTTTAATTACATCTATGTACCTAACGCCTTTTATTACGGTGTCTATGGCTGTAGCGGTTGCCGTTATTTTAATATCCATACTATCGTATGTAAATAACGTGTTTGACCCTAAAACAGTTGTAACGGTAAAATCCATTGATAAAAACAACCCTTGCGGAATATTTGGTATTGTTAAAGTGTAGTCACTATTAAAACTACCTACATTATTTAATTCATCTACAACATACTCATTAATTACATCACCGTTAAAATTAGACACAACAAAGCGTAAAACCATAGAATAAAACGTTGGATTTTGTACACTTGTTATAACAAAATCAAAATTAGATATTTCTATAATTAGATTTGACAAATTAAAAAGTGCTTCTACATACCTAAAGTTTAATCTGTTTTTACTTTGAACAAAAGCCAAATTTCCAATTACAGTAACATCGTTAGGAATAAAAGACAAAGTGTTTTCTATGCCTGATGTTTTTACTTGTGGTGTAAAATTAAAAGATCCACTCGCATCTAAAGCATATGACGTAAAGTTGTTTGATGGTGTTTCAAAACTACTTATCTGAGTTATAGGCTTCGCTTTTAATAATATGTTTTCGGTTGCTGCTGGTGTTACATTATTACCATCTAAGTCCTCTTTACTAAATATATTCGTAACAATGTCTGAACGTCTTTTAACAAGTTGCTTAGATTGCACTTGTACGGCTCGGCAACTAAAATACGTTATGCCGTCCGTTTCTGCTGTTTGAAAGTCTAAGTTTGACGGTATAAACAAAGTACCGTCTAATTCTATTTCTAAATCAACATCAGCCTCAAAGCCGTGTAAATTATATGTTTCTATTAACCAATCAAAACCTTGCGTTAGGTTATAAATTACCGTTCCATTTGGTAATTGCTGAAAACTATCTACACTATCATAATTGCCTTTGTAAAAGTTTAGGTTTATTTCTTCGTTTATCTTGTAAACGTCACGACCATAACGCTTATCTTCTTGCTCAACAATAAAAGAAGCACCATCAAAACCAATAGGCTCTGTTATTTCCTTACGACCAAAAGACCCTTCATTTTTGAAGTTAAGGTAAAATTTATATCCTAAAACGTTTGACATTTAATTTTATTTTATTAATTTAGTAATGTTTTGAATTTTACACTCATTAATTAATAGCGAAAAAGAGAGTTGTGCGTCGGCTCTCTTTTTTTATACACTTCTCCCACGTCCTTTATATCTTGCGTTCATTATTTTAGAAGTGTTTGACTTTTTGTAAATATACTTATTTATTCCGTTTTCATCAATGTTAACGCTAAAGCCTTTTTGATTACTTATAGTTTTTTCTAATCTCGAAGCGTGATTACTCATAACATCTAATATATCTGACTTACTTAAACCTTGATTAATAACCATAGGCATAATATTGGGCTGTCCTATTGGCATAATATTGTTGTTAAGCAACTCACTATCTAAAGACTGCATAAAAGCATTATAAGTTGGGTGTACTATTGTGCCTTTTGGTACTGTCATTTTAACATTCTTACCAGTAGGTGTTAATATTTGACCATTCGGCTTTTCTATAACTTCTTTGTAGTTTCTGCCTTTAACACCATACGGGTCGTCATTAACCATAATTTGTTGCTGACCGCCGACCTCACCACCTTGCCAGAACTGTGGTATTGGTTGCGATGCTACTAATGCTAATTGTGCAGCAGCAAGACCACCTACAACGGCTGCTAATGCTGGTCCGCCTGTCTTTAACGCTCTTACTATTGCTGGTGGTGTATCTATTAATACTTGGAAAATAGACTGCAACTTTTGCGCTCTTGCTTGCTTCTGTTGTATTTGCTTTCTCTTTTCTTCAAATTGGCGTTCTATTTCAGCCCTTGCAGTTGCGCTTTCACCTGCAAACTGCAAAGCTGCTTCTTTTTGTTTCTCTAAGTCTGCAAATTGCTTTTGGAATGACCTTTCGCTTAGTTGGTTTATTATACCAAATGTTCTGCTTGCAACATCGCTAATGCTTTGGAAGGTTGTTTCCCAATTCTCTTTTATTTCTTTAGACTTATTACTTGTAGGGCTATAAGATTTGACTAAGTTATCTATTAGTGTTTCCCCTGCTTCAGTACCTTCTAAGTCGCTATAAGTACCTTTAAGCATACGTCTTAACGTTTCTAAAGACCCCTCAACCGCATCTATTTGTTGCTGATAAGCATACCAGTCTTTTGATGTTCTTGATAGTTGCGTTTGTTGTTCTTTTAACCCCTTTAATATTTCCTCATAATATGGTATTGTCCCAGTTAAAAAACCAAAAGTGTCATCTGCGACATCGTTATAATCTTGTGATGCTTGCGTTTGATTTTTTACAGCATTAGTACTTAAATCAACATTATCAATGTAAGTGCCCATTAAAGAATTAATTTCCTCTAAAATAATACTTTCCTCTTTTTTAGACTTATTATAATCATCAATTAAATTTGAAGCCTGAGATGTCATATTGTTTAATCTTTTATCCCTACTTGCGGCTTTTATTTTAATCATTGCTTGCCTTTCTAACTCTGCCGTAGCTTTTTCTATTATTTTATTTTGTTCACTTTGCCTTTCTGATAGGTCTTTTATGCTCTGTGTTTTATCAAAATCAGCTTTTAAACCAGTTTTTGTGAGCATATCATTTAACCTTTGTTTAGTTTCTTCTTCTTTAATTATTAAAGCAGAATATTTTTCCTGCATTAAGTTCATTGATGCTTGCGCTTTAGCCTTTTGTCCTAATTTATTTATATACTCTGCAATAGCTACATTAACAGTATCTGTATTGTTTCCCTCTTTTAGTATATTAGCATTAAAATCTGGATATTGATCGTTTAATTCTTTTATAGCATTCGCACGCCTTTCTTCACTCTCTGTGACATCTGTGGCTATTTGTACAAGTGCTTTAAATTGTGGTATGGTTTGACCGCTTAATTTTGCACTTTCTTCGTTTATTTTCTTAGTGTTTTCTGCCATTCTATCCGCAGCCGTTCCTGCACCCATAACACTACTCGCCCAATCACCTATTTCTTTTCCGTATAATACTAACAAAGTAATACCAACCGACATAAGGGTTTGAAAACTAAACAAAGATTTCATTATTTGCCTAAAAACACTAACAGTTGGCTTGCCTTCAGCTTGTAATGCTTTATTAGCAGCAACTAAACGACCTATCTCGTCAGTTAAAATGGGTATGTTATTAGACAATGCCATAAAACCAGTCTGAACACTATTAGCAAAGGCAGGTGCTTCACGTGTTAATTGGTTAATTGAGTTGCCTAATCCATTCCATCCGCTTGCATAATTACCTACATTTCTTTGATATTTACCAATGTTAGCGTCAACTTTCTTTAAAACACCTTGATATTTATTAAGTTTTGAAGATAATCTATCAAGTTCTAATGCTTCTTCTTCTGTTAATCGTCCGTTTAAAGCCTTTTTAGCCGCTAAATCGTTGTATCTTCTTGAAACCTCTGTAACACCTCTTTGTATTCGGTTGTATAAACCTGATGTTCTTTTTAATTGCCTTTCTTCTCTTTGTAATTGCCTTTCGTACTTATCAAAAGCCCTTTCTCTTTTCTTTTGTAGTCTTAATTCTGATAAGCGTTCACGTTGTAGTTTCTTTTGCTCACGCTCTACATCTCTCGTTGATTTTGTTATTTTCTTGTTTAAGTCATCAACACTTTTAAGACTATTTACGTAGTCACTTGGCAATTTTGCGCTATTAACGTATTTATTTAATGACGTAGCAGCCTGATCTAAATAACCGCTATGTTTAGCCAATATTTCATTAGCCCTTTGTATTAATTCGGTTGTCTGTAAAATATTACTTGCCATCTTTTTTTGCTGCTTTTTGTTTGTCCTTTACTTGTTTTTCAATTGCTATCCAATGACTAACGACCATATCGTTAATATTCAAATTGCGTTCTAACCAACTCTCTGCACTTGCCACAACCTCATAAACGTTGTCAATCTCTTTTTGTACCTCTTTAGTATTGTCTTTATGCTGTTGGTTATATCTATTAATTAAGGCGTTTATAACACGCTCTAAGTTCTTTAAATTAGCCTCTATGCCATCAAAATACAATGGCTTTATCTTAGGCTCAATATTTTTTAAACGCTCATAAGTTTGTTGCTCGTATTGCGAAATGTCTTTGTCTGGTATTTGCCCACGATACTGAATTAAAGACACTAAGAAATCATAATTGTATTTTATTTGGTTTATCTTATCCCTTAACTTTAATTCATCAAATGTTTTATTCATTTTAAACCTCGCTTCACTGTCATCCGTTAATACATAATATTCATCGTACAACCTTAACCAAGTTTGCTCTAATTCGTGTAGCTGGTCTTTAGTGTATTTCTTGCCATCGTAATAATCAAAGTCTAACAAAAGAATATTTTTGTCTTTAATTATCTGCCAATACGTTAAAATCTTTAATTTATCTAAATATTTATAGTATTTAATTGGATTTGTATTCTGAAATATGCGCATATTCTGCACCTTTTTTAAAGTTTGGTTTAATGTATTTTTCAAAGACATAGTTAAATTGATTCTTATTTACTATTTTAACGTCACCTGTGGCACTTTCTTTATAAAAGTAAACATCTTTATTCTCACGTTTTAAACGTTGCAGTAAATCGTTTACAGTACCGTTAAAGGTTTGACCACAACTAAAGCAAGGCATAGGTATTATTCATTACATCATTTAACACTACAACTAATATTTTATCAAATAATTCTTTGCGCTCATCTTCTGAAATATTGAAATTATAATAACCATACTTCTCTACTATGTCTGTATATTTTCTATCGGTTGAAAATATTTCATATTCATCATTAAAACCGGTTATTTGTATGCCACGACCTAAAGCACCTGTTAAAGTTAAATCGACATTACCAAAACCAGCAGCGTTATTTAATTGGTATTTATCCTCTGCATAATCCTCACTACGATACAATCCAATTAATGAGCCATCGGGCTTTTTACCTAATAGCCATCTACTTCTTATCTTTTCTCTTATCCACTTTTCGTTTTTGTGAAGTTCGTAATCCACGAGGTCTTGAAGCATCGCTATCTGACTTTTTAACTCTCTTGCGACTGGCTGTAAATAATCCACTATCTTTAATTTCTTTGTTTATTATTTTTAACGCTTTGTCTTTAGGCATTTGATAAAACTTATTCGTTTGTAATGCCATTTCAATTAACCTTTCTTTACTTGGTAAACTTTTATCATTTATTCCTACTTCTGCTATCTTCATAATATTATTTTAAATAGAAAACCCCACCCACTAAGGGTAGGGCTTCCCGATCAACATGGGGCAAAAAATTCTAACTCACAGTTACGCTATTAGAAGTGCCTTTGTAGAGGTTACCTAATGAATCAGCAACCACATCATAACTTCCATCACTTAATTTAATTTGTACGCTATCAGTCGCAACTAACGCAGGTGTTGTGGTAAAGTCATATTTACCAGTAGATGCATTATAAGCAACGGCACTAATTGTCGTGCTACTTGCTTGCGTTCCTAAAAGTACATAATTAGATGGGTCTGCTAAATCTAAAATAGTATTGTCTTTGTTACAAGCAGAAACGATTGATGCACTAAAAGTATCACCAGCAGATATTGCGTCTATTGTTATATCTGTTTCGATTGCACCAATAACGCTATCTAAGTCACCTACCTTGCTAAAAGGTATAAACTCATTTCTTGCGTTAAATTCTTCTGCATCTAACAACTGAACAATAGCAGTTGACATTTGTGGGTCTGTACCTTGTAATAGTCTAAACGTTTCTACGCTTAACATACCACCATCAAAACCTTTTAATTTGTCAGCTGCTGAATTAGTTGCTAAAAGCAAACCAGATTCAAATAAAATACCAAAATCCCAAAGTGCATTACCTCTTTTATCAAATAATGACTTGTGGAAGCAGCTGCCTTTAGTAAACATAAAAGAAAACTGTGGCTTTCCGCTTCTAATTTCTGTTAACACACCAGTAGATGACGTGTTTTTTTCGTTTTCTGGCGTATCTTGCGCAAAGTCATAGATACCAACAAAAGGAAATGCATTTAAAGACTTTACCTCGTTAGTGTAAATGCTTAAATCAAATGCAGCAACCCCGTCCGTAATATCGAACGAAGTACCTTTCTTTAGTAATACTAATCCTTTAGCATCGCCAAACTCTGTAATATCACACGTGCCAACACCAGACCCTTTAAAGTCGGTTGTACAGTTGCCGTATGACCCTATTATATAACTCATTTTATATACAATTTGTTTTAATTCTTAATTCTAATTCTATTATACGTCCATCGACAACATCTAAGCTAATCGATTCCGTTCCCTTTTTACTTTTATTAGTAAAATCTGACTGTCCTAGTCTAATCCCGTCGGTATTAACACCGTAACTTGGCTCATCCTTAATTCTGTACTTATTAGGTAAGTTGCCTACTACCGTAATATGCTCATTTAACTCTATAACTCTTTTTATCTTTTGCCATACAGGCTCAATAATTTCGTCATAGCTTTTAATGGTACGCTTAGTATTTAACCACTCTATTTGTGTACTTTGCATTATCAATAAATTAGTCTTAACCACTTTGTAGTTATCTGGTTGCTCAAAGTAAGGTTGCGTTACATACCACACTAAAGGATATTTTTTCGCTCTGTACCTATCTTTGTCTTTTATCCATTTAACTAACTCTTTATGGTCGCCGTAGTGGAATTGAATAGGTCGATTAACGGTATTGCCATCAATAGTTAAATCAATGGTTAAGCCATCAAATAAACGCCTTAACGCTTCGCCTATTATCATAATCCAAATTGGTTAATAAATTGATAACGTTTTAATGCTGCTTCTGGATAATCGTCCTTATTGTCTATTAAAAAACGTGTAAGGCTAACATAATCGTCATCATAAGCATTACCTAAATAATCTACAATTTTAATGTCTCTGTAGTAGTAGGTGTGTTTATAATGCTCAAACATTTTACCTTGATACATTTTAACAAACTCATTCCAAACTGTTACAAGTCTTTGCGTACTATTTATGCTTGTTGCGTTCTTAGCGTTAAGCACCGCCTCACCGACGCCTGTCATCGCTGACTGGTTATCGTAAAGCCAATAATAATAAACAAAGTTTGCTAATAGTGACTTGTTAAACGCACCCTCTGTATTGATAAGACCATCCCAACGGAATAAAGTACCGTCTAAAGTGTACTCTTTACCGTTTACTAAATCTTGCCATTTTTGAGGCGCACCAACATCTAAAACACCATCAATCACATTGTTATCAAAGTCTTTAAACAATTCATATCCTAAAGCACCTTTAAGGCATAGACGAGCCTTAGAATCAATGTACTCTTGCAGTTCTGCATAAGCACCGCTATTTAATTCATCTGCGTTAGGCACCTGCAAATTACGCTGAAAATAAGTCTCGTCTATGATATAAGCCATTTCTTAAATGTTACTTAATTAATCCCTTTGCTCTAAAAAGTTCTTCAGTTGGTCTGCATAAAGATACTTTCTCACCTTTTGACAAGTGATTGCCATCTTTGATTATTTCAAACTCTTTACGTTCTGATAATCTTACAGCACCAACGGATTGCGCAGCACGAATAAACTTGTTTTCCTTACTGTCCTTTTTAGGGCTTTGTTTTAATACTTCTTTAGCTTTTTCTGCCATGATTTTACTATTTAAAAATTAATTATTATGCTGTTTCAAGGGCTGTCTTAGCAACACTGAATTGATCGTAAACGAAAGCAATTTTTTCGTTTTCTGAAATCCATAAGTGCTGTCTTGATTCACCTAACAATGTTACAAGGTTTTTCTCAAAGTCATCACCTGTATAACCTACACGAATACTAAAGTCTTGGTAAGTTCTTACGTGTGCTTTACTAAAGTCACCAATTAAGAAACGCCCTACTGGTATTTTAGTATTCTGTACAACTCTAACACCGTTAACAACCTCACCAGATGCATCAGTAAAAGGTGGTAAAATATAGTTGTTATCAACATCCTTAGTTAACTTCATCAATGTAGCATCAGTTGGGTGTACAAAGATAGCGTTAGGGATATAATTAGAATCAGAAGCAACAAGAATCTGATTGTAAGCAGCTACAATAACATCGTAGTTTTGAGCGTTGTCAATAGCAGCAGCAAGACCACCAGCAGCAAACGCAGCAGCAACTTCGGTAATACCTGTTAAATTAGCACCAAGTCCGTCACCGTTTAAGATACCATCTTGTAATGCAAGATCGTGTCTTTGTCTTAACTTACGGTTAATTTCAGCTTGCATAAAAGGAATATCAGCTAAAGCCTCTTCAGATACTTTTACTTTACCAGCTACTTTCTTAGCTTGTGAATATCTAATCTCATAGTCAACATCAAATAAAGGCTTAACAATACCCTCACCAATAAAAGCAGCGTCACCCTCTTGTCCTACTTCATCAACATAAGCTAATGATACTCTGTCGGTGTTACCGTTATCAGTCCAATTTTGAACAAATGGAATAAGGTCTGGCGCAGGAATTAGCGCATTATCCATTTGGTAAGTGTACGCTGATGGCGTTGCACTTGGTAATGTTACGTTTCCAGTTGTTTCGGTTGCAGGTGCTTTTACAGTCATAACCACATCACCAGCGTTAGCATTACCTTTTAACGCTTTTAACTTGTCTGCATTAGCTTTTAATTGCTCTGCAACTTGTTGTTCAAATGATTTAAACACTTCCTTTCTTGTTTCGTTATTGTCTTTTAAGACGTTAATTTGTTCTTGTAAGTCCTCAATAGCTGACTTATTTGTTTCGGTTAAATCTTTATCCGAAAACTCATTTAATTTGTTTTCCAACGTTTCAAAGTCTGATTTTTTTACAGCGTCGGAAAGTTCTGTTTTTAAGGCATCGATTTTCTCGTTAATATCGCTTGCCATTTTAGTTACATCTTCCATTTAACTAAATTTTAATTTTTGTTAATAATTCTACTAATTGTTTTTGAGTGTCATCCGACGGCTCGTTGGCAAGAGTGTCAACAGACGGCTCTTGTTTATTTTCCATAGTTGGCGTTAATTCATTTGATCCCATTAACACCGCACTAATCTCTACTAATTTTGCTTCACGCACTAACCAAAAATATCCCATTTCTTCAGCACGTTCTTTATTACCTATATTATCAATATTATCTTGCCATACCTTGTATTCCATTTCATAACCACTGTCATTAACGGCAAGGTCTATTTTAACATATTGCATCCCAACAGAGTGTTGGTTTATTTGCCCTTTCTTATAGGCATTAAATATTTTCTCGTTATAATCTTTAATTATTTCAGAATCCATCATTAAAGCAGTTGTACCACCAGCCTTATTTATGCCAAAGTCTGACCATAACATTTCCTTTTCATATACTCTTTTAGGCTCACCAACTTTAGCAGTTAACTTAAACTCATGATCGTGCAAATGGAATACGTTATTGCCACGCTCTTGAATTGACTTTGTAAATACACCTTTAGCGTGTACGTCGTCGTGGTTATCCATCCACATATAAGTATTGCCTACAATAGTACGCTCTAACTTATCCTCTGTGTCGTTATAAGCCTTATTAGTCTTTATAACAGCATCGTTAGCCAAAGTAGTTAAACCGCCCTTAACAGTCTTTATTTCGGCTTTTTTTAAAGCTATTAACTCGGACTTACGCTCTATTAATTCTTTAATTTCCATCTTTAATAATGGTTTTATTGTCCTGTAATTTTTCTATTTTATTATCAATTACCTTGATAAATTCAGGATTTTTAATTGTTTTCTTTACTTCTTTTAGTTTTTCTACTTCCTTATTCATACTGCATTATTTCTTTCGCTCTATTACTAACTTCTTCTGGTGTTAATGCACCTAATGATTGAGCCATTTGTAAATTTGCTAATTGGTCTTTTTTAGTTAAAGCCTTTTCACGCTCTGCGAATTGCATAAACGATAAGTGATTCCAACTAATAACTAAGTCAATATTTCTTTGTTCGTAACCAAATATGCGTTCTAATCCATTAACAAGGTCATAACCTTTAGGCTTTAAACAATACTCAACGTGCATTAACCTCGCTTTTTCTTGGTTTTCGTATGTAGAGCCATTAACGTTAACTTCTAAAACATCTCTTGGTATTCCGTACATATTGCCAATAGTAAAATAGTCCTCTCGGTAACTCTCATCTAACTTTAAGTTGGCAATATTATCTACAAACCTTTTTATGTCTGCCATAGTTTTAACAGCGTGAACTGGTTTGTTTTTTCTTACGTTGCGTTCAATGCTGTCCTTTTCATCACCCGACATTGGCGCACCATAAATATCAGTTTCTTTGTGCTGACCTGTAACCATGAATTTACGGCTAAACTCTAAGTTGATGCCTTTAGCATCTAACGATTGGTCTGAATTATAAATAACTTTGTATAACGCATCAATAGCAGAGTTGCCACGATACCAATTGCCAACACCATTAGACAAGTCAAAGAATGGCATTATATCCTTTAATGTGTAAGTTGTATAAGTGCCATCTAAATTGTAATACTGTATTGTTTCGCGCTCTAAATCATTAAACGATTGTCTTGATAAAATGTTTTTATCCAGCTTTTGTATTAGTTCTGTTTCCCATACAAATCTAGATGGATCTAAGAAATAAGATACAGTTGAGTTATTTAGCGTCTTTGTATTAGTGTAAAGGTATGCAGTGCCTAACATATTCCAAAACATATAATCCCAAAGGTATTGCCTTTGCGTTTGGTATAAATTAGGCTTTTTTAAGAAGTTAACTAACGGATCATTTTGCAATACCCTTTCATTTCTAACGGCATTTATTTTAGCCAATGAAAACATATCGCATTGCAGTTTAAATACTTTAAGCACCGCAGGATTGCAAAGCACAGCATCTAAACGCTCTTTTTCTGTTCTTAATTTTGTTGTTTTAAGGTCTGAATCGAATAACTTAAAAAACCAATCACCATTGGTATAACGTTCAGCTTCGTATATGTTAGTGGAGAATGGGTTATACATTTAGTTCCCTAGTGTGTTTTAATGACCAGTTTTTTATAAGTATTACAATGGCACAAAACACGTTAATTAATATCAAAGGAATTGATACAATCAAGATAAGTCTTGGTAATAAAGTAAATGCAAGGAATAACCGAACACTTTTAAATATTCGTTTACCCCTTGCAAATATTAACTTTAAAAACTCAAACAATCGATGTTTCACAACATTGAACACTATTTTACAAAACTAATAAAAATATTTTTAATATATGCAAGTTTTTTTATATTTTTTTTATTAAGCCTTTTTTATGCCACCACATAGCCCCATACCTTATTCGATCTATTTCGTGGTTATGCATATCAATAGGCTTTTCTAATTGGTTGCCGTTCTTGTCAACGTCCCAACAGTAAACACGTTGTTCATATGCTATGCTTTCACTTGTATCTGTATAATAAACGTCTAAGTTATGCAATAAATCAATACCATCTAATATCTTCTTAGAACTGCCATCAATAGCTTGTGCATATTCCCATCCTGCACGTCTTAAAGATAATATTTTTTCTGGTCTGTTACTGTCGCATATTATAATAGCATTCTTAGGTATGTTTAATTTGTCAAACATCCACGTTACAAAGCCATCACCATCACGCCCTTTAATTTGCGCTAATTCTGATGAGGTCATTGTTGAGCGTATTTCATTTTCTGATTTGTAGTTAAGTGAATGGTTAAATAACATACCATCGTAATACTTCATTTCTCCTATTGCAAAAGGGTCTTGCTTACCCCAGTCAACTGTATAAATATTAGGTGCATCAATAGATAAATATTCGTGATACGTAATAGGCTTCCAAAAGAATATACGACCCTCAACGCCACCAATTTGACCTAAGCCATAGATGCGCCACTTATTAGCCCAATACTCAGACTGTACGTTTTCGGCTTTGTCGTAATCTTTTAAGTCTGGATTCTTATAACCACGCTTTTTATAATTTAGTATTTCGTTAACTTCTTCTTTAGATAGGTATTCGTTATCAAGGTAAGTAAGAATAAGAAAGTCACAGTCATCACGTGGTAACACTTCCTTGTGAAACCAAAACGATTCGTTAGGGTTAAAGTCTATAATAATACGTTTAGCCCTTGATGTTAACTCTCTATACGTTTCAAAGTTTACTTTATTAGCCTCATTGACAAACATTATATCACTTCTTAGCCCTTTACCCACGTCCTCTTTATCTAAACCCAAGAAGCGTATAAAAGATTTATTAGGGAACTCTATTTTAGGCGCACCAAAATCAACACCAGTAGCTTTAACCTCATCATACTTATTAAACGACCTAAGAATATTAATACAGTCTTTTATAACGGTATCACGCATTTTAGAAAGTTCTGCTGATGCTATGTATATCTCTTTGTTTGGGTGCTTAATTGCGTGGTTAATGATAAGTATGAGACAACTATAAGTTTTTGATGCGCCCTGTCCCCCTTGTAAACCCCATATCCTTTTCTTTAATGCTGATATTTTACGAAGCCCAGTTGTTACAGTAACACTCATTATTCATTATCTAACGGATCAATGTTTAATATTGGTGTTTGTATTTTTTCGTTTTTAGAGGTCTGGTCTATTCTATCAGTCCATCCATGATTAGATTTCAAGTTCATTATAGCAAGGCTAGGAACTATATCCCCTGTTTTACCGTGTGAAAAACAATTACTTTCACATTGTTGCTCAAGCCTTTTATAAAGCGTCTTACACTCTTTAAATTTGTCTTTAAGATAAACAAAAATTTCTCTGTAAGTATCTAATTCACTCGCAACCTCACCAATAAAATCTAGTTTCTTTTTTTTAGCAATAAGCAAAGCGGATTCCATAAAATCAATAGATTCGTCTAAAGTCCATTTTTCTGCATTCTTATTTTCTTTTGGTGCACCAGCCATTACAACAACTTTAATTGAATTATACTATCTATAATTGCCTCTTTAATTTGTTTTTTAAAATACGCCATATCTACAAAGATAAAAAAATTATTTACAATTCTTAACTTTTCTAAACCAATGATTGTTTGGTAGGTTTTGTTGTTCTCTAAAAACATCAAAATTATCAGAATTATTAAATTGATTATCGCACGTATTAGGTACGTCTATTATCGTATAACTACCAGTTACACCTGCTGATCCGCTAACTATTATAATTTCAACGTCACACTTGCAACTGTTGTCGTCTTTACTGCACGACGCTAATATAAGCATCGCTAAAATTAATATTAAATTTCTCATTGTTGTAATTGTTTTAATTGTTGTTCGTAAAAATTTATACGTCTTTTAATAAAATCCACTTTATTAATGTTTACTTTAACCTTATCTTTTTTATTATCCATAAACTTAAATAATACTTTCTCAAAGTGGTTTACCTCGTTTTTGAACTTAGTATCTAATAACATAAAGTTAGGAAATTCTTTAATGCCATGTATAACTGTTGCGTGGTTAAACCCAGCTGCATTTCCGATGGCTTGATAAGTTAAGTACTCTGGAATATAATTGTAAGCGTAATAATAAAACAAATATCTTATTTTAATTATTTCTACTTTCCTTGTCTTTTTTGTAATATCTACATTAAAGTAATCTTGTGTAAATTGTTTAAGTTGTTCTACTGTCATTGTTTATTTATTAAAATTAAATGCTCGTCTTTCCGAGCCGTCAGTCTTGTAAGTATTAACGGTTTTTATGGACCATAATAAAATGGCAAAGCTGCTCCGAATTAAGGTAAATGTACCCATACTTACGTCCTACATTAGCGACAACTAAGGATTTTCACGCAGCTTTCTTAAATATTTAATCTCTCTTTCAATATAATCTTTTGCCTTTAGTAAGTCTGGCAAAGGATCTTTTGTTTTTTTACCTGCTCGACATATGTATTTAAGAACGTTAAATCTAAAGAAGTTTAAATTATAATTAATTGCAACATCTATAAGGTCGTAATCTTTTCCACTATCGTAGTGCGGGCGTGATGCTTTCATGTTTTAATATTTTTAATTCTATTATTATTACCCATTAATTTTTCTCTAAT